CCCACATAGCCTCTGATCTCTGGGTTGCGCGCCAACTGTCGAAACACGTCACGACCAAAGATAAGCGAGTCTGGGTTGATGCCATGAGCAGCAGCAAAGACTGTATCCTTCAGCTCATGCAGGAAGGTGAGCGGCTCAGCACCAGCGGCATCAAATTTCGTAGCCGGCGTTGAGGTAGCAAACGCTGTTGAGTCAAAGAGGACATCAGCGAAGCGCTTCTCTCTTGCGAGCTTCATCACTCGTGCAACCTTGCGAGCAATGCGCTGCTCTTCACTCCCCGGATATTGAGAGTCAAGAATATCCTCCATCGCGATGGAGTCCTGAGCGCCGTAGATCTTCGCCTTGAAGGTCGTGCTTGAGCGGTCGAAGCCACCGATTGAAGTTCGTGAAGAACCTGGAGCGCGCTCGAGGTCAAGCCCTGCTCCAGCGCCCATGAAGTTGCGAGTCTCTTCAAGAAGAAGAGTCCCTGAGCGCTCAGGGATGGTGATGTTTTCACAGATCTTATCAGCAATGAGCTGATCATCACTAGGGACAGCCTCAACAACAAGGCTGGTTAAGATCTGGTCTACAGGATGGAGATTAGAATATGAGCTAGCCATTGGTTACCTCTTAAGTGTTGAGCGTGGTGGGTCCAACGAACAGGACCTTAATCTGGTCTCCAGCGCTGGCGCTAACTTGGTTAACATTAGGTATTACTCGAGCGAGTTGATAAAAGGTGGTGTCGCTTGCCTCGCAAGGTTGAACCTTTCCGTCAGCAGCCGCCGCGAGAAGGGGAGTAGAGTTAAAGGTGATTGTCTCTGAAGCAATCACGCGAGTAACACCTTGAATCATCACCTCAACGGATTCACCGCTGGCACAAGCGCGCTGAGCTACTCCGATAGCGTTTGCGTCTGTGGCCGCGTCAGTGATCACGACCTTTCCAGCCGCGTTGAGTGATACAATCGCATACTCAGTGATTGCCTCAGCAGCGACAAAGCTTAAGATATTGTCAGTGTTGGCCATGATCAGCCTCCAAATGCTTTAGTGTAGAAGTCAGGGTTTGAAGTACGGAATTGATTGAGCGCCTCGCTGTAAGAGATGCTCTTCTCAGCAGCTAGCTTTTTAATCTCTGCGTCTAGTGATTGGCGGTTGATCTCTCGACCGCTTGCACCATGACCAACCTCTTGAAGAGGCACAGCCGCGCCAGCTGGACGCTCGCTGAACATCTGCCAGAACTCAGGTTGAACCTCTCTGAGCTCCCAAGCTTTGCCAGCGACGTTCTCTTGGCTTGGCTCGATGCGGCCATCACGAAGAAGAGCGCTGACCGCTTCGCGCTTTTCGATCTCGCGCTTTTCTTGCTCGATGGTCTCAAGGCGTTTAGCCATTTGCTCATTCTTCTCGCGAAGAGCGTTGAACTCAGAGAGCAGCTCAGGGCTCACAGTCTCACTCATCTTGTAGTGATCTTTCTTGTCTTCAGCCATCTTCTTCTCCTTGTCTTCGTCTTCGCCCATCTTCTCTTCTTTGTCTTTGTCGTGCTCTTCAAGAGCCGCGCTGTCAGCAGAGATTTTGGATTCAGCGTCTTTCTTCATTTGCTTGATCTGGTCTTCGAGCCGCTTGACCATCTCATCCTTGGCGATGAGCATTTCACGGAGATCGTCAAGATCCATGTTAGCAAGGTCCATGTCTTCAAACCTTTCATTGAGGGTTACTCTGTCAATTTTAGAGTGGGATTGAGCTGGTCTGGGTGTGAGGGTGACCGCCAATAACTGAGCGGTTCCAATGTGACTTCCTCCAGCTCTGTCAAATACATCTCCGGCGAGAAACTCAGGGGAGCTCCACAAGACTCCACCGGCTTCAGAGACGACATTCAAGCCGCGCTCATTATAAGCAGGGATTGCGTAAAGCCCATCTTCTCTAAGCTCAAGATCAGCGATGAGCCCCAGAGCGTTGCCGCTCTCTGGTGGAGCTGGTGGCCCATCTTGATAAGGAGAGGTAGCATGCTGCCAATCAATCACCACAGGATCTTCAGCGCGGCGAGCGTTAAATACTCGAACCATTTCACTGAGCATCTCCATAGTGATCTCTTTGCCGATATCCTTGCCGCTCATTCGAGAGCTGACCTGACCAAGAGACAGCGTCTTGAAAGGCCGGCCAATGGTGAGGCCGTCAGGGATATCATAAGTATGTTGAGCAGAGAGCGCCTCAGAGTATGCCCTGAGCGCTTGCGCTTTTTTGTCAGCGGCGTTCATTTGGTTAACTACCTTTCGAGCCCAAGCAAAACCAGCATCACCGCCCCAACCCTGCCAAGCTTGCCAGCCCTTCCCTTGAGAGTCCCAAGTTGAGCCTTGCTTGTCAGATTGGTGACGTGTGAAATAGGCGAGCATTCGGCGCACTGTGTCGGGGCTCATCTTTCGACCGTTGGCTAAGTCGCGAGCTCGAGAGATGCCCACTGAGGTCATACCTCGCTGAGAGATGGGCTTGCTCTCTCTCACCTCAAGCGCTCGCCTTCCAGCCTCTTGCGCTCCTTTGGGGGGAGTGAAATCAATGTGATCGTATCGCTTCAGACTCAGCTCAGTCTTCTTCTCAGCTGCTGGCTTGGATGGGTGACCATCAGGCAAGAGATCAAGGTCACCGGTATAAGCTTTCTTCCGCTCACCCTTACCCACCAGTTTGAGGAACGCTCGAACGCGAGCCAGCGCCCAACCGTTTCGAGTCATACCAGGCCGGTGACTAACAGAAAAAGCGCCAGCGCCGCGACGATACACAGCTTTAAGCTGACCCATATTAACTTGTCTTTTAGCGTTGGAGTAGCGCTCATTATGGCTGTCCCTCATGTTCTCAAGCGCTTTCTGCGCTCGCTCACCAATCTCAATGCCGCCGCGTGAGCCGCTGGCTGACCCTTCTGGATTGGCCTTGCTTCCTCTGATGCGCTCTTGAGGCTTGGCTGGTGTTTGGGCTTTGGTCCTCTTCTTGATCGCCTTAACCATTTCGCCGCCTCCTAATCAGAGCTTCAGCAAGGGCAGACACGCCACCGCCTCCAGCAGAAGGGACACGCGCCGCCGGTGCTCGCTGAGCATCCTCTGGCAAATCACCAGCGCCAATCTTCGCCCTGATGACGCGCTCAAGCTCATCGTCTGGAGTGATGAGGCCGGCTGTGACCAAGTTGGGCAGAGTCATGAGGGACTCAGCTAGCTCATCAGTATCAAGGCCAGTGTGAGTGAGGCGAGGAAGTTTAGAAGGGTCAACCGCTCCATAGTTCCAACGAATGAGCCGGCCAATCGTGCCGCCGCCTCTACGGTCAGGGCCGCTCACCTGAGCAGCCACCAAGTCACAAAGGTTAATTGCAGCTCGCCTAAATACTGAGAGGTGAATCTCTCCCACTGATCGAGCGCCGGTTTCAGTCTGGCCCAAATCAGCAAACTGAGCGAGGAAGGCCGCTGCAATCTGGCTATCACATTTAGCAATGATATTGATTGGGCCATCAGCATAAAGATTAGGCTGAGCCGCATAAGTCTCAAATTTAACCGCTGAGTTCTCAACAAGGTAGCTCTGCTCTGATGAGATGAACGCTTGAGCCTGAGCTTCAGCGTCGTTGATCATCGCGTCAATATCGCCATCAGTGAGCCCGATTTGCTCAGCGGTCGAGCGGTCAACCACTACCTTGGGAGTCGGGACAGCCCAACGATCCAGACCTACGCACATGAGGTTTGAGACGCGCTGTTTGGTTCGCCACCACCACCACACAGGGCGCAACATTCCAACGCCCTCGAAGTTAGAGCCGGTACGGTTGAGCGTGAGCAAGAGGAGCTTGTTAGCTGGGATAGGTTCAGGCTGTTTACCTGATCCAACCATATTCTGAAGAACCCCATCGAGGTGCTGAGAGTCGCGACTTAACCAGCGGCTGTGAGCGCTTGGTTCTCGGTCTGCATAATGACTCAGCCAAACCTTGACTTTTCCCGTTGAGTCAGGACCAACTTTATAAACCTCTTCAGCGTAGCGATAACCTAAAGGAACAAATTCAAAAAGATAGCTCAGTTGTTCTTCCCATGAGCTCTCCATTTGTCCCGAATGACCATCAAGGCCAAACGCTTCGTTTGCATATCTGGCGAGTTCTTCCGATACCAGATCACCCTCAACCCCCGGAGTGAATCGCCAAGTAGCGCTCAGTAAGGTCTGTCTCAACATGTGCCAAGAGCGTCTGACGATGGGGTCAGTGCGTAACATCTCCTCTGCAGCTTGAACCCAATTGAGGCCGGTGAGCTCTGGGTTAGACTCAACCGACAAGGCCCCGCCATTTAGCTGAGTCCCTGTGATGCCCCTGACGCCAAAGCGAGGCGTTGACGCTCTTAGGTGTTTGGGTGTTGTACGCTCATTCATGGGCGCTCCTTATCATTCTGTTAAGTCTAGCTGTTTGATTCTGTTTTTTCAACAGAAGGTAACCACTCCTTGACTTGTTCATGAAGCTCAACTTCTTCAGAAACAAAATTCACTTCTAGTTTGGTGAGCGCTTTTATCATCGCTAATTGTAATTCTAATAGATGATCATTTTTAAGCTGAAGCTGAATATTAGCGTCTCTCAAGCGAGCAATTAGCGCTGCTCTGTCAGCGTTGAGCTTGGCTACCTCTGCTCTGAGCTCATCGACCTCAGCAGGGTCACGCCCCGAAGCTATTGCAAGCATTGAAGAAATTGAGCCCGTGATCATCCCGA